TTGAATTCTAACAGTTAGTTGTTGACCAAGACTAATAATTGTTGGTAGGTTATTTACTAACCAAGCAACCATCAAAGTTCCTACAAAATCAAGAATTCTTCCTAAAAATCCTTTTGTGCTTGAAGAAATAACTTTTCTAGTTCTATTGAGTGGTCCAGAAATAGTAGATGCTTCAACAATATCTTCTCTATCTTTTCTTTGTACAGCATCTCTTCTTCTTTGAAACAATCTTGCATTATTTGTTAATGCTTGTCTTTTAAATTTACTTCTTGTTTCTAAAGTGCTTAAAATGCCATTTGCAGACCTTTGCGAATTTTCAACTCCTTGTTTCAGAGACGAAACCGACCTTGAAATATTCTTAACATTTATTGATGATGTATATGCTAGAGAAGAATTTGCCATTTTACATCACAACATTGTAGTGAATCTGGGAGTATAATGCATAGAAATTATCAGGGTTAGAACTTGGTATTGATGGGACATAATTTCCTTCACCACCAACAGCAGGAACAACCTGAGGATCTGGACTTGATGTAGCATCCGTTAAAATCACTTGTGTTTTTTGCTCTGGTTCTGGACCAACTTTAGAAGAAACATCTTGTGCTGGTGCAGCAGAAATTTGTGCTGGAGTTGCACTTGGTGGTTTGGCAGGTGTTGAATCTGCAGTGACGGATTTTTGTTTATCAGGTGATTCCTTTTCTCCCATGATATTTGCAGTAATTTCTCCAAATACTGGAGGCATCTTAAAATCCATTTTATTTAAAAATGGAATTTGTGGTATTGTGAATGATGGTAGTTTTATTTCTTCTTTATCTTTCCCAAAAAACTTATCATATATTCCTTTTGTAAAATCTTGTCCAGCATTATACGCTAATCCACCAGCAAGTAATCCAGTTCCGGGGAAAGGAACAAATGATCCTATAGAAAAAGCTGCAGTGGATGCCACCATTCCACCTACTGTCCCAACTGCCGCTCTTACTGGTTCTTCTTTATTGGCAGCAACATCGAGTGCTGTAAGAGCTGCTCCACCTCCGATAGGTCCAAGAAGACCCCTAGCAAAACCTCTAATACCCTTTAAAGCATCGTCAGTTAAACTTGCCGCTGCTCCACCACCCCCAGTTTTAGAACCTAAACCTAGTAAGTTTCGAATTGCTTCAAATGGTTTTTTAAAAATATTATCAGTAATTGCTTTTCCTATATTACCAGTAATATTAAAGATAGTTCCTAGAACATTATTGATTCCTGTTCTAACTATTCCAAATATTGTACCAATAACTCCTAGACCAGTAAGAGTTTCATCTCTGATATTTTTTAGTTTTTCTATGTTTCGATCTGAAGAAGCCTTAAACGCTCTTACACCTTGATTAAGTAACCAACCACCTAAAAGGAAGGTAAAAACCTTCATCAAATTTGAAAGTGCAAATTGAGTTTTTGCCTGTACTTTTTGTACTGGTGTAACCAAAGATGATTGTATTTTTCTTTCTACTAAACTTTCTTGACCTTCTCTTGCCTGTTGCTCTGCTAGTCGTCTTTCTTGTTCTTGTTTTTGTGCTTCTCTCTGTCTTTCTAGAAATGACTCTGATGCAATAAGACCTGAAATTCTTTGTAAAGATGCATTAAAAACATTCATTTGGGAAGTAACTCTTCCCAATTCAATATTCGTAACTTGTAAAGTATTTTGTGTTGAACGAAGAGCTAATAAAGTTTCAGCGTCGTCTGCGGAACGACCCATAAAACTGTTTGCAGAAATAGCAGTTCCCTCAGCCATTTAGATTTTCTTTTAAGTTTTGTTCTTCAATATACTGTTCAAGAAGAGCTAAATAAACTTCTCTTTCCCAGGGAATCATATTTTCTAACTCCGTCAAAGAGTATTTATGATGTTGCATGAGGGCAAAATTTACTTTATAGTATGACGCAAGACTCTCATGCGCCATACTTACGCGAAAAAAGCAGATAGACCCTCCAGCAGAACTTCACTCTCAACATTTGTATTTGGATTTTTAATTTTTATAATGTGTGAAAGTTTTGGCATGGTTTCAAAAAACTTTTCAATTTGCTTAAACTGTTTTGAACTTAACTGGTCTAAAAATTCGGCAAGTTCTTTTTTAGTGCAGTCAGATGCACCCCACGATTCTTCTTCAGTATAAACTTGATCAATACAAGATGTAATTAATTGGAAAGTATCATCAACACTGATTGATTCTCCAACATTAAAGTTACTCTTCACGAACTCATTCATAGATGGATACTTCATTCTCAAAATTAAATTATCATCAAGAGGAATATCTTTATTATGTTCTTCATCAAAAGTGATTTTAATATCATCCAAATTAATAACTGTTGGAACCTGAGTAATATTATCATCAGGACAAGTTACAAGAACTTCTACTTCCTCTCCAACAGACTTTCCTCTAATATTTAAGAAGATATATTCAATATCAAATGTTGCTAGTTGGTCAATCTTAATTCCCTTTGTAATAATACAGTTTGAAATAACATCTTTTACCGCTTGAGCGATTTGCTTATTATCTTCGCTCTCCATAGCGATAATAAGAATTTTTTCTTCTTTTACTAAAAATGGTCTATATTTAATTACTTTTTTAGTTGAAGGAATTTCCAACTCATATGTTGGCGTAGAGATCTTTGGTAAAGGCATAATGACCCAAAAAATTCAGTTATTTTTATTTATCCACCCTCAGGGAATGGAGTTGGATTTGTAAGTTGTATATCATAATATGTTTGAGCGTTTGGATTTAAAGCATCAGTTTGATTTTTAAACACAACGCCACTAAATCCTTTGACAGGAATTCCAACGCTAGAACCAGGAGCTTGAGAATTTGATTCTTTATTATTATCATTACCACCAAATACTGAAGCACTTGTAATTTTTCCAGAAACATATCTATCAAAAAAGAATGATGCTGAAACTTTTAATATCTCTGAATTTCCATAATTCACAGGAATGGAATTAACAGCAATTGGGAACATTCCAAAAAAGTTATATTCTAGTTCATAGACATAGTTTCTATCAAACTTTACAATTTTAGTTTGACTGGTTTTATATTCATCTGGATATCTCATTCTAAAATAATATCCATCACTTGCTTGTGATTCATTAGAACCACTAGCAATAAATTCAGTCCAATGCTCTAAAAACTTAATTGCTTTATACTCATAATCAACATAGAACTCAAGTTCTATTTGATTGAAAAGACGGGTATGAGCCATCTTTTCAGCAACTCCCATAAAATTTCCAACCACATCAGCAGTACCTAAAGAGCTTCCTGGTAATGATGCTGAGTTACAAAGAAGTCCTACTGTTTCCCCTATAAAAAAAGAACCAACTCCCCTTTTACCCAAATATTGTTTAAGGGGTGTGGGTAAACCACCAAACGTCACTTGATAATGTGATGTTTGTGCTAAATTTGTAAGAGCTGGTTTTAAAAATGCTATTTTATTTGGAGTAGGCACTCTAAATATTTTATATGGAATTATAGTTATTTAGATGTCGTATAAAGGAAAATATCAACCTTCTTACCCTCAAAAATATAAAGGAGATCCAACAAATATTATATACCGCTCTTTGTGGGAAAGAAAATTTATGGTATATTGTGACTTAAATCAAAATATAATTGAATGGGGTTCTGAAGAGATTGCACTTCCTTATCGTTCTCCTTTGGACAATAGGGTACATAGATATTTTCCAGACTTTTATATTAAAGTTAAAGAAAGTAATGGTGTACTCAAAAAATATTTGATTGAAATTAAACCAAAAAGACAAACTACACCTCCACCAAAACCACAAAGACAAACAAAGAAATATCTATACGAAGCATATGAATATGCTAAAAACCAGGCAAAGTGGGAAGCCGCAAAAGAATGGTGTGCTGATAGAGGTTATGAGTTTAAAGTTCTTACTGAAAACGAATTAAACATAAAATAATGCCCAGAAAGTCCCTTAAAGAACGTCAACAAAAAAAAGTCACAGATACTGACATTAATAATAATAGAGTTCGTCCTGTTCTCGATGGAATTATTGGAAATGAAGATCCAGATGACTTAATGCTTGAACTCCTAGAGGTTTTACAAGAATCTCCCAAAATTCCATCTCCAGGAAAATACTACGTTTTTGTATACAATCCAAAAACTCCAAATATCCAATACGATCAAAATCCTTTTGTTGCAGTAACTGACGTATTTAAATGGGGATTTAAAGGAATTAACTTTCACTGGGGACAAATGAGGCAATATACTTGGGATGAAATTCCTGGAAAAATTTATGAGGTTTTTCCTTCAGAAATAAAAGACTTACAAGCAATACCTTTTGAGAATATCCGTCTAAATAACTAGAAAACATAAATGGCTGTAGAAGACTTCGGAACATCCGGACCAAATTCTTTTAATAATCCAACCTTTGGAGTTGCTTCAAGTAGCTTAAATAGCACCTTGACTGAAAATCAAACTAATGGTTTGAAGAAACCCAATCAAAAAACTAATACTTTTAGATATCCGAAAAAACTCAAAATTGAAAAAGATACTGACTATCTAGAAATATTAATTTCAGAATATAAACCAACTGGATTAAGTTTAAGTGATGGAGGTCAAGTTACAAATTTAGGAACTTTAAAAACTGGCAGCGATGTTAATAAATTTGAAAAACCAAAATGTTTTATCTACTTACCAATACCACAAAATATAAGGGATACAAATCAAGTTGATTGGGGTTCTGCATCATTTAACCCATTACAAGCATATGCTTTAGGTGCCGCTAGTGGAGTTATTAATAAACCAAAAGAAGCATTACAAAATGCAGTAAAGGGTATGGAGAATATAGGTTTAACTGAATCTGATAGAAAAGGATTGGTTTCTGTAATTACTGGCAAATTAATTAATCAGTTGGGAGCAAATGTAACTACTGAAAATGTCCTTGCAAAAGCAACCGGACAAATTTTTAATCCGAATATGGAACTCCTTTTCAATGGGGTAAATATTCGTTCATTTCCATTCGTATTTGATCTCGCACCAAGAAAT